GATGCAGAAAGCGGTCTGCCGGCGCACATACGGTGCCTGTCGTGCGACAAGCCGATCCTTGACGGTCATAAGCGCGACATGCAGGAGCGCGGACACTGGATCGCCCGGCGCGTTCGAGAGGGTGAGACGTGCGTTCCGCTCGTCATGAGTGAAGATGAGGTACAGGCCTGGCGCTGCGATCCCTGCGAAGGGCGATGCCGCGACTGGCAGCCCAGTTATCACCTTTGGGCAGCATATGCCCCGCGCGAGAAGTTCGGCGACATCTGGGATCGCTGGATCACGGCAGAGGGCGACACCACAAAACTCAAGACGTTCTCCCAACAGGACCTCGCCGAGCCATATGATCCGGGTGGCGTTGCCGTCGACTGGGAACGCATCGTCTCCACCGCGAAAGGCGAGGAAATCCCCACCCGGAGGATTCCGGACTGGGCAGCACTCGTCGTATCGGCGGCCGACGTGCAGGGCTACGGCATCAAGTGGGCCGTCTACGCCTTCGGGCCCCGCGATCAGGCATGTTGCATCGACCGTGAAATATTCATGGGCGCGCCCGATCAGACCGATGAGCCGTGGATCGAGCTCGCAGATGCCCTGGGGCGGGCCTACCCCGGCGCCGGCGGCCTGGAGAAAGGCATAGATCTGTCGGGGGTCGATTCCGGCTTTGCCACGGACCGGGTATACCGATTCTGCGCGGCCCGCCCGAACGTCTTCGCTCTCGACGGTCGGCACCAGCGCGGCCTTCCGTGGCTGGGATCGCCGACGAAGCGTGACATCAAGGATCAGCACAAGCGGATTATCGCTAAGGTACTGCTCTATCCTGTCGGTCTTTATGACGTGAAAACGGCCGTCACCGCGGCGCTCGCCAATCTCGTCGACGGTGCAAACGACAAAGGGCAGTGGCCGCGCGGCACAATCCATTTCGCGGCCGATCTCTGCGACGAGGAGTTTGCGAAGGAGCTCACCGCGGAGCGCCTCGTCGACCCAGATGAGGAGGCGCGCGCCTCCATCGGGCGTCGCGCCCGCCGCCTGATCAATCCGAAGGCGGGGCGGGAATGGAAGAAGATCGTCGGCCGCGCGAACGACTGGTTCGACGTCACGGTCTACTCCTATTCGCTGTTCTGGCACCTGACGCGAAAGCTCAAGCTTACGCTCGACCGCTGGAATGATCTGATCGTCGATGTTCACGGAAAGCCCGTCGAGCAGGACCTGTTCTCGCTGGCGAAGGACAGCGTGTTCGTCAAGCCGCCGCGGCCGCCGCGGGAGCGTAAACCCAACAAGTGGAAGAACCGAGGATGAAGCGGATCCGCTCCGTTCCAGCGATATCGCGCGACGGCATCGTCCGGGAAGGCGCCGACCGCGCGCCGCGCCCGCAAGCGAGCTACCTGCGAGACACGCGGGCAGGGCACATCGCTTCCCGGCCGACGGTCCTGCGCGAACACCGCGACGAGATCCGCCGCGCATGGGATCGGGCGGCCGGCCTGGCCATGGACCTCATCCAGAATTCGGGCAGGTTGAAGGGCGCGTGCGACCAGATTCTCGCCGATACGGTCGGGACGGAACTAACCTGCAATCCCCAGCCCGATCTGTCGGGGCTCGGATACAGCGACAAGGAGCGTGCCGACCTCATCTCGCTGATCAAGCTTGGCTGGAAACAGTATGCCTGGAACCCGGCCGAATGCGATTTTCGCGGCAAGCTTACCATCCCCCAAATGGGTGACATCGGTGTTCGCTGGTGGATTGCCTATGGTGAAAGCACCGCGCTCAGCTCGTATATGGGTCCGGGCGATCGTCGTCGGTACGGGATTCGCACCGGCTCGAAAACGCTGATGGTGCCGCCGCTCCGCCTCGTGCGGGAAACGCGGGAGGCGGAGCGTCTCTACCAGGGTGTTTTCCACGACGATAACGGCCGTGCGACACGCTACAGGTTCAACAGCCGGGTGAACGGCATCAACCTTCCGAAGGACTACGAGGCGCGCGATCGCAACGGCATGCAGCAGGTCCTGCACGTTTTTGACGCACAGGATGCGAGCGATGTTCGCGGTATCTCGCTGCTGGCCCCGACGTTCCGCAAGCATATTCAACACGAGATCCTCGATGATGCGACGCTGCAGATGGCCGTGCTGCAAACCGTCTTTGCCGTGACGCTCACCAGCGACCAGGTCAGCAAGGATGCTTTCGAGGCTCTCCAGGCGCTCGACGACGAGGATTTCACCGACGAATACAAGGAATACTTCCTTTCCCGTCTCGATCAGGCCGCCGGTAGCAAGATCAACATCAGCGGGGATCCGACCGTCTCACACCTTGCGCCGGGCGAGAAGCTCGCCATTGAGAGCGCAAAGATCCCGGGTGGTGAGTATCTGCCCTTCGCAGCCAGCCTGTCGCGCGACATGGCGCGGGCGTTGGGCGTGACCTACGGCGGGCTCACGATGGACTATCAGAATGCGACGTACTCGTCCGTTCGCATGGAAACGTCCGCTCTTTGGCCGGTCGTCTTGCGCCGCCGCGAACGCATCGCCGCCCCGCATTACCAGATGCCTTATGAGGCCTGGCTGGACGAGGCGATCGGAACTGGCCGCATACCTTTCAAGGGCGGCTACGCGGCCTTCTCGGCAAACCGCGACCGGGTTTCCTGGTGCCTATGGCAGGGTCCGGCGAAGCCGACCGCCGACGATGGGAAAGCAGCGAAGGCTTCATCCGAGCGCATCGGCAACGGCACCACGACGCTCGCGCAGGAATGTGCCGACCTTGGCCTCGATCCGGATGAGGTGTTCCAGCAGCGTCAGATCGAGCACCAGCGCTATCTCGATGCCGGCATGCCGTCGCCCTTCGCGCGTGGTGTGGGCGGCGACGGCCGCGGCACGGATCGTGACGAGGAAAAGGATTCCAGAGCGGCATGAGCACAATGATGAAGCTCAATGGCGCGATGGTCGACATCGAGGATCCCTGCGCCCTCTACATCGCGCTTCAGCAGGTCAGGCTACGCCTTATCTCGGGCGAAAGCGTCGAGGAGACCGAGGTTCGGTCTCCGGTTACCCAGAGGCGGCTCCGCCTCGTGGCTGGCAACCTCGCCGAACTCGACAAGGAACTGCAACGCCTTCGCGCCGCGTGCCTTGCCAGGCAAACCGGCCGCCGCCAGCGCTATGCCGCCCGCACGCGGATCACCTGAGGATAGACCATGACTTTTCTGTTGCATCTCGCCGACCGGGTACTCAACCGGCCGCTGCTGATCACGCCTGACAAAGCACAGGTCATTCTTTCGGTGCTCGCGAACCGGATCGGCGTCGAGGCACCCGAAGCCAGCCGATTTGTTGGTGAAGACTTCACGGTCGACGACGCCGGTCGCGCGACCTCGCATCCTTATCGGCGCACGCCCGACGGCATCGCCATCATTACAATCACCGGCTCGCTTGTGAACCGGGGTGCCTGGATTGGCGCAAGCTCCGGCCTCACCTCGTACGAAGGCATCAAGTATCAACTCGCATCCGCCGCTCAAGCATCCGACGTCAAGGCGGTGATTCTCGATCTCCAGTCGCCTGGCGGTGAAGCGATTGGCGCTTTCGAAACGGCTGAAGCTGTCCGCGCTCTAGCGGTGCAAAAGAGAACTGTTGCCGTCGTGAACGGAATGGCCGCGAGCGCCGCGTATGCGATCGCTTCGGGAGCCTCGGAGATCGTTACTACGGAGACCGGCGTATCGGGATCGATCGGCGTTGTCATGCTGCACGCCGATTGGTCCCGGCATCTGGCGAACGAGGGCATCAAGCCGACGTTGATCTTTGCCGGCGCGCACAAGGTCGACGCAAATCCGTTCGAGCCGCTCGGCGATGCCGTAAAGGCCGACCTGCAGCAGGAGGTCGAGACCTTCTATGCCGCCTTTCTCGAAACCGTCGCGAAGGGGCGTGGGCAACGGCTGACGGCCGAGGCCGCGCGCGCCACGGAGGCGCGCACCTTCATCGGCGCGCGCGCTGTCGGGGTCGGTCTCGCTGACCGCGTCGGCACATTCGAATCGGTCCTTTCGGACCTTTCCCGCGCTGTCACGCGCACCAATGTCCAGAAACGGAGCTCCAGCATGGACAATTCCCACGGCGCGCCCTCGGCCGGAAGCGAGGGTGTAACCAAGACCGATCACGACGCTGCCGTCGCCAAGTCGCGCGCCGACGGCGTCGCCGAAGGCACGAAGGCGGCGACCGACCGCCTCGCCGCCGTGCTCGGCCACGATGGCATCAAGGGGGATGGCGGACGGATGGCTGCCGCCCTCGATCTCGCCGTCCAGTCGCCCGGCATGGCGGCGGATGCAGTCGCCTCGTTCATCACGGCGAACGTTGCCGCCTCCACGCCGGAGGCGAGCACCAGCGCCGAGGATTATGACAAGCGCCGGCTCGCCGCGGCCGCTCTCTCGCAGCCGGACGCCGGCGCCGGCAAGAAGGCCGGCGGCCTCAGCAGCCTCGTATCCACCCACGTGGAAAGCGCGAAGCGGTCTGCCTGATCGCTTCCACCGCTTCTTCTCACCAAAAGGACGACGATCATGTCTCTTTCTGTTTACAAGATCAGCCGCGCGCCCGCCCTGTCGACGCTGCTGAAATGGGAGGTCCACCAGGACTATTCCCGTGAGGCGGGCGTACTTCTCGCCGGCGACGGTGCGGTCCGCTCCGTGGAACTCGGAACGCCGCTCGGCAAGATCACGGCCGGCGGGGCTGTCACCGCTTCACAGGCTGCGGAGGCCGGAAATACCGGCAATGGCACGCTGACGCTTGCCGATCCCGCATTCTCCGCCGGCGCCAAGCTGGGCGTCTATACCGCCGTCTGCACGACCGGCGGCGCTGACGGAACCTCGAAGTTTCGTGTCGAGGATCCCGATGGCGTCGCCGTCGGGACGGCGACTGGCGGCGCCGCCTTCAACAAGGCCGTCAAGTTCACGATCGCCGGGGGAGGCACGGCATTCGTCGCCGGCGATCGCTTCAACGTCACGCTGGTACAGGCTGCCGGGGCCGATGACGGCAAGATCGTTGCCTGGGATCCGGACGCCGTCGACGGCAGCCAGGTCATCTGCGGCTTCTCGCTGCGCGTCGCCGATGCCGCAGACGGCGAGGACAAACCCGGCCTCGTCTACAGCCGGCGCATGAGCCTCCTTTCGGCGTCGGCCGTCCGCTGGCCTGACGGCATTTCCGATGCCGCCAAGGCATCCGCCATCGCGGATGTCGACGAGCGGCTCGGCATCGTCATCCGCACCTGATCCATGGTGCCC